AGTCTTTCCTTATTTAAGAAGAATATTTAGAGGAAAAGAGGGAGAGAATATTGAAGATGCTTCAAGAATAGCTTTACAAATAGCTGAAGCTGGAGGATCAACGGTAACACCAGCAAGATTATCTACATCAAGAACAATAGATATGTTGGAACAAATTGCTAAACTATCAATTTTTGGTGGTGGCGCTATGCAAAAACAAGGACTTAAAAGTGTTGAAGTTATTCAAAATGAAATGGGTAAATTTTTAGCAAGAGAATTTAGTGAAGGCTCAGGAGACAATGTTACAGCTAACATGGTTTCAGTATTTATGAAAAGAGCTAGTCAAGAAAATGTTGATGACTTAATGAAAAACTTTTTATTAAAAGGACAAGATTTTTATGATGAAGCTATTAATGGTGCATATGCAAATGTTGCAAAAGAAATTTCTAAATTAGTTGGAAGAAATGCTAAAGTTATAGATATATCTGGTTTAACAAAAGTATTAAACAATCAAATAAAAACTTTGTATGGAAAAGGAGTAGGAGGAAGACCTGTCGATCCTAATGATCCAAATATTAATGCTCTCAGAACTTATCTTAAACAGTTTGAAGGAGGTAATGGTAAAGTTGATATAGAAACTGCTAATAATATGAGATCTTATTTCTTATCAGAAACAGGGCTTTTTAAAACTGGTATAGCAGGCAGTCCAAAATTTAAAAATATAGCTGGTGCATTAATGGATGCTACTCAAACTAGTATGGACAAGTCAATAAATACTTTATCAAAAATTCTTAATAAAGAAGGTGCAAAAAAATATTCAAAAAAAGAATTAGATAATATTCAAAAACTATATGCTGAAGCAAATGGCTTGTATAATAAAGGTTTTGAAACATTTAACATGGATTTTATCACTGGTCTTTTAGTTGGCGAATCAAAAGCATTCACTAAAAAAGGATTAGATATGACTAGTGCTATTGCTAGTAATTTTATTACTGCAGGCAAACCTGCAAGAGTAGAAGCTTTTTTTAATTTATTACAAGATGGTATAGCAAATAAAGTTATTACTAAAGAAGCTGCTGAACTTATGACACAAAAAATTCAAGGTTCTTTTTTAACTGATGTTCTATCAACCAATGTCGATGCAGTTACAGGAGCAGTTAATGCTAAAGGAGTTTTAGGTGCTCTAGATGGATTTAGAGGTAAAGGAAAAGATATTATGGAACCTCTTTTCATGAATAATGCTATTTCAAAAAATCCTAAAGCCATGCTTAATTTTAGAAAATATTTAAGAGGTTTAGCTAAAGCACAAGAAAAAGGTATTGATACTGGAGGAGGAACATTATTTCTTCAAAGTGGTCAATTTAGTGCATTACAAGGAGTAGCAGCATTAGGTATTGCACTTGGTTCTCCAACAGGAAATACTCAGTATGACCTTGCTTTATCTGGTTTTATTTTAGGCGGACCTTATGCTATAGCAAAAGCTTTCAGTAATCCAAAATTTGTTCATAATTTAATGAATTTAAAATTAGCTAGTTCTTCAGGAGAAGGTAAAGCAAAAGGATTAATATCACGTAGTTTGTTAAATATGCTTGAAGTAGGTGTAAAAGAATCATTTTTTAGTGAAGGAAATGCAAAAAATGTAGCAACAAATGCTGTAGATCAAGGTCTATTAAAATTAGAAGATTTAGAGGGGTTAGAGTTTATGTTAACTCCTCCAGAAACACTACCAAACGCAGAAGAAAATAAGAAAAAAAATAATACTGAGGCTCTTATTAATCAAATTAACGAAGAAACTTCTTCAGAAAATTTAATTGATATAAACATAGATGATGCTTCAACACTGCCTTCTATAGAAATACCTGAACCAAATTCTGATATTATGGCTAATGTTATTGATTCCCCAGTAACACTTGATGCTTCAGCACCAACAACACAGTCAACACCGGGTCCTGCAGGTTCTAGTATAAATCCAGAAACTCAACAAAAATTAGAATCATTTGGTATGCCTTTGTTTGCTAATCAAGGAGGAATAGCCTCTTTAATGACACAAAGAAAAAAACCTAAACAGATGGTGGTGTAATGGCCTATAAAGGTTCACAAACTCAACGCAGTAGAATTGTAGGTTTATCTCAAGCAGGTAATGAAGCTGCTAGTGATGCTAGACTTGATAATTTTATTGATAGAAATCAAAATTTAAAAGATCAATCTGCAAGTGTTAATTCTATTTTGCAAGATATGCCCAAAAAAAATGCAGATTTTGTTAGAAGACAGCTAGAAAAAACTGGAGGTAAAAGATTAAACGAAGCTGCAAAATCAATGCTTTCTTTTTATACAGATGAAAGACCCGAATATTCAAGACAAATGAATAGATTAAGAACTTCTTCCCCTGCTATGGAGGCAGCTTATGCACGAAAATTTCCTCTTACAAACTTTGCAATGAATGCTCCTGCAAACTTTGTTAAAAATACTCTTGGAGGAAAGATAATATCAAGTATTGGAGGAAGAATAAAAGATACAGTAAGCACTGGTGTTGGTACATTAAAAGATAAAATAGCTAATGTTATTAACCCTAAGTTTGAAGACCCTTATCCAAAAGCATCAAGTAGTTATGATTATGATAATTTAAACATTGAAGGATATCCTGATGAAATACAAAGAAGATTACAAGTAGGGCCAATTAGTGAAGAGGATACATCTGAAACTAACATTGAAGCAATAAAAGATGAAAAAACTTCTTATAAAAATACTAAATTACAAAATGCTCAAGATACTTTTACTTTTTATAATACATTAAATAATCCAACTAATGTGTTACCACCTAATTTTGCACAAACTTTTGAAAAATTAAAAGACACAAATCAACTTACATCAGGTGATTTTATGAAAGCTAATCAATTATTAAGAGATATTGTGCCAACACAACAAGCTTTTCCACCAATGATAAATGCACAAAATACAGGGATTAACCAAGTTCTTCCTAAAGAAATTCAAACAGCTAATTTGTTTGGTAATTTTCAACCTAATATTGCACCTATTGTAGATCAAGTTAATGAGTATCGAGAAATTTTAGATGATGGTAAAGGAATAGATTTAGATTTAAAAAATAGAGGTGTTTCTTATTCGCAACCACTCTTTGGTGGAACGCTGACCGGGGAAATAAGTGATGTGGGGGGAGATAATCCAACAGCAGGATTATTCTTTAATAAGTTAATCTAATGGAAAATAGTCTTAAAAACATTATTTGGTTCGGCTTAATACTCGTAGCTGCCGGGGCAACTTATGGAATGATGTCAACAAGATTACAAGCAGTCGAGTCAAAACAAACCCAACTAGAAGCAATAATATTACAAGACATACCAGAAATAAAAGAGCGAGTAATAAGATTAGAGATATTGCTTGAAAGAGCATTAACAAACTAATCTTTATTTTCATATCTTTTATTTAAAATCTTTTTAACTCTTTCCCAATTTATTCTATCTCTTAATTGTTTAGGGCTCATAGGGTCGCGTAACGCGACCTTATCTAATTGAATTGATCTTAAAATTAATCTTTCATGTAAAGTTTTTTTCATTTCTTCACCTTTCTTACATTAATCATTAATCCAAGTTTAGTCATATTATAAGAAACTTTTATTTTTTGATTAGGTTTAATATCTCTGCTTTCTAATTCAATTAACCTATCTGTTTCTTTTTTTAATAAATTTTTATATTTATTTTCCATAACTAAGCTCCCATTAATTGTGATGTTGAGATAAAGTAATGTTGTATCTTTCTTGTTCTACAATCCCAAGTGTCAAATACTGTTTGTTTATCTACAAAAACTAAATGACGAGATACAGCTACAAGAGCAGATTTATTAAATTCCCAATTACGAATTGAGATAGTTCTTTTATTTTTATCTCTAGGAGTTTTTTGTTTTATCCACCCATGTTCAGCTAAAAATATTTCATAGGTTTGACGATGATTAGGAAACATACCTGTAGTCTTAGATAGTTCACATAAATCTTCCCAAACTTTTTGATAAGGTAATTTTGTAGCTAGAGTACATGCTCTTATAACGCAATCCCCTAAGTTAGATTTTTTTTGAAATGGAGTATTTGATCTTCCTCCATCGTGAAATTTATATTTCATTATTTTCCTTTCTTTTAAATATTATACTATATTATATTATATAATATTAAAGTCAAGAAAATTTTTAAACAGCATCTCCCCACGATTTTCCTACATCGCAATCAACTTTACTTGGAACTGTTAATTTTACAGCATTTTCCATTATTGAGATAATTTTATTTTTTGTTTCTTCAGAGCCGTCAAAGCTTAAAGTGAGCTCATCATGAATTTGTATTAAAGGAGTCAAACCTTCTTTGTGTAATTCTATCATTGCTTGTTTTGTTTGATCAGCAGCAGAACCTTGTATTAATCTGTTTAAGGCTTTGTATGTTCCTGCAGGTTTTAAATGATGATGCTTTCCATATTTTAATTTTGCTTGCTCTTTTGGGAGTGCTTTAAATACGCCAAAGGTGGTTGGTTCCCACAATTCAAATCTACATTTTCTTCCCTTGAGTGTTGTGACATAACCTTCACTGTTGGCGTAATTTGTTACCGTTGTCGCTAAATCTTTAACGAAAGGTACTTTATTATTGTACTCCTTTAAGATCTCCCTTGCAACATCAACATCTACTTGCAGTTCATTAGAAAGTTTATTAACACCCATTCCATAAAACAATCCTAAGTTAATAGTTTTGGCTTGATCCCTTTCGATCTTAGCTATTTCTGCTACTATATTGTGAAAATCTGCTTTAGGATTTTTTGTATATTCTTCTACAATTTTTTCAGATCCTTCACATCCAAGAGCAAATGCATAGTGTGACGCGATCCGTGGTTCTTGTTGACTATAGTCAAAAGATCCCCATGTCTCACCCTCTTCTGGTAAAAATAAACCTCTTATTTTTCTCTTAATTTCTTTATTACGGGAAGGTAGTTGTTGTAAATTTGGATTAGAATAACTTAAACGACCTGTTAAAGTACCTGATTCTCCATCACGCATTTGATGAATACCTGCATGAACTCTTCCTGTCTTACCATGTTTTAAAATTGTATCTAAAAATGTTGATTGAACTTTATTATATTCTCTAGCACTCTGTATTTTTTTAGCAATTGGATGAGAATGATTAAGTAAAAAATCTTTTGTAAAACTAGGTGAATTAGTTTTCTCTGTTCTTGGATATTTTATTTTGAGTTTATCAAAAACTTTCGCCACACTTGCTGCAGCCCAAACATCAACTGCAATACCCGTGTCTGCCAATACACTATCCAATATCTTCTTTTCTGTATCCTTAAAACTTTTTTTATAACTTTGTGCTTTTTGAACATCAACCTTTACTCCTTTTTTAATCATATTAAATATTATGGGCAACAAACTCATTTCTAAATTATAGACATCTTTAAGACTTTCTTTTTCAATTATAGGTATCATGTGATGATATAATCTTAATGTTAAGTCAGCATCTTGTTCAGCGTATGAGCCAACAAAAATAGCTGGTAGTTTATACATTTCACTTTTTGGATTTACGCCAAACTCAGTAGCAGCTTGCTTTAATATGTTTTCATCTTTCCATTCATTCAACATATCTTTTCCTACAGCATTTAAAGCATAAGAAAATTTATTTTCATTTATTATAGGAGCCATTATCATTGTGTCTACTATTGGCCCATTTACTTCAATACCTTCTGCATGAAGCCATCCTAAATCATAAAGAGCATTGTGAGCTACTTTTATAGCATCTGTTTTCATTAATTTTGTAAACCAATTAATGACTCTTCTTCTATCCCAATTAAAACCATTTTCGTGTCTTATGGGATAATAACCTTTCCATCCATCAACAGCCACAGCAATGCCTATTATATGCCCTTGTTTTGTTGTCCAACCTGGACCACTGTTTTTTAATTCTGGATCATAAGTTTCTAAATCAAAAGCAATAACTTTTGCATCAAAAATGTTAGGTAATTCATGTGGAGGAATCCATTCTGGTTTTGGTTGAAAAAAATTTGTTTCTGTAACATTAGCCATTTTTACCCTTTCGTTGAACTATTTCACCAGCTATGCTTGCATATGCAGCTAAATCAACAAAGCTATCTTTTTTAGAGGAATGCATAATTCTAGCTATTTTTACTAAACCCATCATGATAGCAACTTGCTCTGGTTCTATTTTTATTTCTAGAAAAATAGACCATAAATCAGCTATGCGCTGATGATTTTTAAGTTTATCTCCGTAATCTTTATTCCTTTCTCCGCCTATGAGATCTGATGCCTCTTGTAATATTTCTTTAGATATCATCTTTCATCACCATACATTCTATAACCTTCTTGTTTCTGAGCCTCTACAATATACAAATTTTGTTTTGCTCTTGTAACAGCTACATAAAATACCCGGTGTTCATCATCGGGATCTTTTGTGTAAGACTTATAAACTAATTTACCTAAATCTAAAAGAACAACTACATTATCACACTCTCCACCTTTAGCTTGATGAATTGTTGATACTCTTATTCTTGGTTCTTTACTAAAATCTTCACCAAGATCTTTAAGTCTTCTTAAATAAACAATCTCATAAGCATCTATGTTATCTAAAACATCATACCAATTACCATCAGATAACAGTCCATGATTTTTTTTAAGGTCATCAAGACTTAATAAAGAATCTTCATTTAAACCTTTAAAAGATTTGCCTCCTCTTTTGATACCAATACCATTTTTCTTTTTCTCAGATTTAATTTTTGAATATAGTGTTGATGTTTGTTTTAAACTTATTAATTCACCTTGTTGTAATTTTTCCCAAATATCTATAGCATCAATTATGGTTCGTGATACGGGTCTATGTTCTCCTCTTCCATACCAATAACCTAAATCTTTAAGTGTATCTTCTATAATTTCATTTCTAATTTTTTTCGTTCTTCCTAAAATTAACCAATTACCTTTAGATATATTTATGTGTTTAAGAGCTGCAACTCTATAAATTTTACCCTCTTCTTCTTTAGGTTCCCAAATCTTAGGTCTTCTTTTTCTTATGTGACTAATAATAAAATTTGCTAATTTATAAATTCTTTTTGGACATCTATAAGATTTATTTAAAACAGTAACATCACCTTTTAAATTAATAAATTTATCGATATCTGCACCAGACCACCTAAAAATAGCTTGATCATCATCCCCGGCAATGTAAACTTCTTTGCTTGTTTTAATAAGTTTATCAACCATGTTGTATTGAATACGTGGCATGTCTTGTGCTTCATCAATAAAGAGCACATCAAAGTGTGTTGAAAATGTGTCATTTGTGTAATCAACAATCATGTCAGTAAAATCAAACACATCATTATTTTTTTTATATTCTTTTATTGATCTATCAATATAATCCAATCTCTCCCACTTTATTGATTGCTCATCATTATAAAAATCAAATGCTTTTTTAAGAGAAATATCTTTTAAACGAGCTAAATTAATTAAATTAGCATAACGATAATTTGTATTTGTATAAATAGATTGATCGTTATTATCAAAAACTAAATTAAAACCAATTTTTTGAGAAAGTTCTTTCCAATGTTTTGATTTCATTAACTTACTTTCATCTTGTGGAAGATGGCTTAAAGCAAAACTATGTAACGTACGAAAATGAACTAAATCATCTTTACTAGCTTGGAACTTTTCTCTGGCTCTGTCTCTGGCTTCGTAAGCAGCTTTTTTGGAAAAAGAGAAAAAACCTATCTTGTCCCAAGCTATCCCACTTTCTTTTTTTTGCTGACAAATATTTAGTAATGTCGTTGTTTTTCCTGTTCCCGGTGGACCTAAAATAATTTTTATCAAAACGGAATCTCCTCTTTTTCATTCTTACCTCCCAATACTTGATCTTCTCTTGATACCTCTTTCTCAGTAAGTACTGAAGGAAGATCGATTTCTTCTGTAGATTTTTCAAAAGCAGGTAACATCCATACTCTTGTTTGTATTTTTCTAACAGAAACTGTAATATTCAACCCGCCTAAATCTTTTAATCTTTGAACAACCCAAATTCTTTTTACTTTAAAATTCTTACTATTTTCTAACCATTTTGATAGATCTACTAATCTAAAATAAGTTGGATTAGCTTCAATTTTTTCTTCATTAATTGTAAACTCTTTTGTTTTCTCATTATCTGTAAATGCTTTTTGCATGTCTAACTCATCTATAGAATAAGCCTCACCTCTACCTGTGCAAAATTCTTTTAGATAATCATTAAACTCACCAACTTTCGATGCATCAGAAGGAGCTTCTTCTTGTCTAATTTTTTCAAACAATATAGAAAGAATTTCATCCCAATCTTTATCTTTCATTGAAGGGACAAATTTTAATAATTGTTTACCAACAGTTTTTCTAATTAATCTATGGCTATACAAAACATCAATATCATCTATTTCTATTCTTCTATCTCCTACATTTAAAAACCATAACTCATCACCTAAAACAGACAAGTCACTATATTCTGGATGATCAAAATCAGATTGACCTATGCCATGTTTTCTAAGTTTACATAAAGCTTTTTGACACACAGAAGAAATTGGTCGATCATTACAACGATAAGAATACTTAGGAGAACCATCTGTTTTATTTGACCTTACTTGTTTTTGTAAGGTAATAATTTCCCCTGCATCTAAAGGCGGATCCATATAATCCAGGTTATATTTTTCCATCAGTGCCTCCCAATTATCGGGATTAGATTTTCTATAAAAAATTCCTATGCTAAATAACCCATTATTGCGTGTACCTTCTGGAAATCCTTGGGTCGTTAATATTTGTAAACATGGTGGTCCATCAGGTATGACTTCTTGTTTAACCTGTATTGCTATCTTACTGATATCGTCACAAACATATTTATCATATAGTTCAAAGAATTCTTCGAGAGTAGCTCCCTCACCATTATCGAGATACGCGTACCGGGTTTCACCATGATAAGGTAAATTCAACCATGAACCTGTGTCTCTTTCATTGGCAAGTTGTGTTTGTTTAGGAAATATTTCTGCTTTTGCATGCCCAAGGTAAGAAGCTATCTCCCTAAGTTTTTGTTGAAACAAAGCAGCAGATTGAGGTTTTTTTGAAAAAAGAAAAATATGTGCACCAAAAGATTTTGATGAGCACATTATTAATGGTAAATTATATTCTCTTATTTTTGATAATATTTTTTTATGATCCAAAGGGTATTCGTCTACATCAATACATCCCCATGAAGATGTTGCATCGTCACGAATTGGTACAATACCAAGAGCAGGTTCTTTACCTTCCAAATGATTTTCATACATATGAAGAGTTGGTGGTTCGTGTTTCGTGAACATTTTACCATCTTTTTTTCCATTAGCTTTCACATCAGTATAACGATACTCTCCATGTGCACGGTCTAAACCACTAAATATATTTTTAAATTTTTCTACTTTCATAAATCATATAAATTAAAAAAGGGGGCATAGCCCCCTAAAATTTAATGTTAGCCAAGAACTTCGCTATGAGCTGATTGAGGCTTGACTTCAACAATTTCCTCGGCATCTGCCATAGCTTCAGGAGCTGGATCAATTGATCCAGAGCTGACTAGTTCATGAAAGTTTTGTGCTTCCCCCACAATAAAAGATGGATTTTTTAAATCATTAATAGATTTATTTAATGTTATTTTCCATCCCCACCAATCATTCTTCTTATTTTGTTCAAGAACAGTTTCCATTTTATAAACATTCGCAAACATTGGAAGAGTCATAAGTGACCCAGTCTTGGATTGTACTTTTTGATTCATCATCATTGTATTCCAATAACGGGATTTTTTGTATTGAGTTTTCTGCATAATGATTTGACATCTTTCAAAAGACCCATCATCATTTAAACGTAAAACAAAATACTCGGCAGTTCTTACAATATATGTAGGGCTCATTGCACCATTAATCATATAATGATCCTCACCATCTGCACCTCTTGTAAGAGGAGGGCAATTTTCTGGAGTATAGATTTTTTCTGGATAACCAGAACCTTCTCCAAGTGGAGACCATTCAACACAGCGTACTCTAAAAGCACAAGGTATGACAGAAATACTATCATAAAAATCTTTGTTAACTGAGTTAAAAATATTTCCTTGCTCAAGTCCTTCGACATATTTTGCATTTGATTTTTTAACTTCAGGAGTTTGAGAACTAGCAATTTTTAAAAATGGAATTGCCATTTCTCCAGCATTAACATTTTCAAACCCAACACCAGCGTGGGAAGAAAAGTCAATGACTTCAGTCGATACTTCATTTTTCTTTTTTCTCGTTACATCGTTCATCGTTATTTTCCCCGTTTAATTTTAACTTTACTACCAACAAAAACACTAAACGTTTCCATCGGTATATCGTTACCTTTGTTTATTTGTTCACCAATTAAGGCATTCAAGGTCATAGGCTCGACCTTGCGTTTTTGATCTGGGTATAATTCTCTTTGCTGTAATTCATTAACTAGATTATCAGCTTCTTCATTATCACCCTTACCAAACTTTATTGAAACAATGTTTTTGATTAAATCACCATGTCCATTGTCTTCTAACCATTGAAATGCTTTAGGTTGATTTTCTTTAGTAATAGTACCTCTATAAAAAGGTTTAAAACTAACCGAGTCACCTTCAACAGTTTTAATTTCTTTAACTCCCCGTTGTGTCATAAGTTCAACAATTTTGTCATTGGCTTGTTGCAGCTCTTGTTTTTTTCTTTTAACTTGTTCTTCTAAGTTAAGTATTTCAGATTCAATATTTAAATATTGATTTGAAACTTCGGAGACATCAGATACTTCACTTATGTCTACTTTTTTTTCTTCAGTTTGAAAATTTGTAAAATCGACTTTATCATTCATAACTATTCCTTTCATTTAAGTCTATCTGTATTGGATAATAGGTATAGGTTCTTCTATCATATTTAAGAACTTTATATTTTCCCCTATTATTGTAAGAAGCAACAGAACAAGCAACACCTATCATAGCTGGATCACCAATTAATAATAAGTAATCATCGTCACTAAAATCTTTCATAATGCTTTTAGCTTTACGAATTGCAGGACCAGGCGACAACATAATTTGTTTTCCTTCTTCATATAAAGGAATTAGTTGCCCATATTGTTGTGCAGAGATAATATTAAATTTAGATACCTCTTGTACCACAAATACTTTTGCTTTATTTTCTGTGTCTTTCATCTTTCTAAATAACCCTATATTATTTTTATTTTAAAAATACAATAAAAATGTTATTAAAAAAATTAGAAAGTATGAGTAACATAAAATATAGCTTTAAAACTAAGCCTTTTAGCCACCAATTAGCTGCAATGGGAGCCTTTTTAAATCATTTAAAAAGAGGAGAAAATGAATTTGCATTGCTTATGGAGATGGGTTGTGGAAAAACAAAAGTATTAATTGATGGTGTTTCTTACTTATATGACAATGGATTTGTTTTTGGTTTATTAGTTATTTGTCCTAATGGTGTAAAAGGAACATGGGTAAAAGAAATTGAAACACATATGCCAGAACATGTTGATCGCAATGTTATTGTATGGACAGGTCAAAAAACAAAAAAGCATGAAGAAGAATTACAAAGTTTATTTTTAGTAGAACCTGCAAAAGTACATTTAAATGTTTTAATAATGAATGTTGATGCATTTACTACGGATCGTGGAAAAAAATTTGCAGATCGTTTTTTATTAACTCGTCAAGCAATGATGGTTGTAGATGAAAGCACTGTAATTAAAAATTCAACAGCACAAAGAACAAAGGCAATAACTAAACTTGGTAGTCTAGCAAGGTACAGAGTTATCATGACAGGTTCTCCAATTACTAATTCTCCTGAAGATTTATATGCTCAATGTAATTTTTTAAATCATGAGCTGCTTGGTTTTAGTTCTATATATACTTTTCGCGCTCGGTATTGTCAGATGCAAAAGTTATCTTTTGGAGGAAGGTCATTTAATAAAGTAGTTGGTTATAAAAATTTAGAAGAATTAAATAAAAAGTTAAGACAGTTTTCCTACCGGGTATTAAAGAAAGACGCTCTTGATTTACCTGATCAAGTATGGATGAAAAGATCTGTTCCATTAAGCACGGAACAACTTGATGCTTACATGCAAATGAAGAAATTTGCTTTAGTGCAGCTCAAGGAAGAAACATTGACGACTACGTCAGTGCTCGCTCAAATGATAAGACTTCATCAAATAGTGTGTGGCCACATGGCTACCGATGATAATAAAGTTGTTTCATTACCTAACAATCGTATTAAAGAACTATGTGCTATTCTAGAAGAGCATGGTGAAAAAGTGATCATTTGGGCGAATTATCGTCACGACATTCAAGCAATTGAAAAAACATTATCAAAGAAGTATGGGCCGGGATCCGTGGTCACTTATTATGGTGACACTCCTCAGAATGTAAGACAAGATTACATTGAACGATTTCAAACAGACCCAATGACAAGATTTTTTATAGGTCAACCAATGACCGGGGGACGTGGTATAACGTTAACAGCAGCTAGCCTAACAATTTTTTATTCTAATAATTATGATTTAGAAATAAGAGAACAAGCAGAGGCACGCAATCATCGTATTGGAACAAAAGATAAAGTTACTTACATTGATTTAGTTGCTGAAGGAACAGTGGATGAAAAAATTATTTATGCTCTTAGAAATAAAATAAACCTTGCTACATCGGTGTTAGCAGAGGAAGTAAGAAAATGGTTAATATGATTTGCTATAACTGTAAAGGAAATGGATATGTTAAATTATCATTCGAAGCAGAAACATCAATTGAGCAGTGTGAGATTTGTCACTCACAAGGGGAACTCGATGAAACTAAGTACTATCACCAAACATGGACAGAGGGCGTTGAAGATTCCATCGCAATCTACTACGGGCCACTTCTCGACTCGGAGTGTTTCAAAAACTACAAAATTCATAAAGAGTAAACCAGTTGTAATATTTAAAGGGGAGCCTCCATTTTGATTATAAAAGAAAAGAGCTGCACTCGTTGTAAAAGAGTTAAACCCTTAAATCAATTTGATAGGAAAAAAGAAAATAAAATAGATAGACGTAAGTCTTGGTGCAAGGTTTGTGTAAGTAGACATAATAGACACGTTTGGACTAATGGAAAAGGCGACAGAGATAAAGCTGCAATAAGTGCAGATCCTCGTAAATTTTTAAATCATTGGTTGAAAGACGCAAAAAACGGAAAAAAAAGATTTAGACATGCTGTTGACCCTAAGTTAACCGTAGATGATTTATTATATCTGTTTAAAAAACAAAATTATAAATGTGCAAAAACAGGGATATTACTTACACATTTAAAAGGGCAAAGAAAAGTCAACACTAATGTGTCTATTGATAGAATTGATAACGATTTAAAACTGTATACTTTAAGTAATATTCAGCTTGTTTGTTATAGATACAACCTTATGAAGGGTGATATGACGGAAAAAGAACTTGAATTGTGGTGTAAAACTATCTTATCATCAATCAATGATTAAAATTTGGTTACTAATTTCAATGGTATCTATGCCTGGAATGCCTTCAGTAAAACATACAGCAGAGTTATGGTTTGATAAAACGAAGTGCGAAGTAAGACGTGTGAATATAGAAAATGATTTACAGAGTGCAGCAGAAGCTCAAGGGTTAAACCCAATCTTCGTACATACTTGGTGTTTAGAATCAGGAATGTTTGTTTCTAATAAAACTTGATTAAAACTATTTTAATTTGTGCTGCAATTATTATTAGTACTTGTATTTGGAGATATTATTCCCCTTACCAAGTCTTTTTAAGAGACTGTATTTATAACGATTTTTTAGGCGGAGACTTCAGTAAAGAGTATTGCACATGGAAGTACAAGCATCTTTTACAAGAAGATTCTTGGTTAAAAGAGTTTTTACGTTGAATTTTTAAATTATTTTATTATAATTTATTTGTATTTGGTGGGACAAACTCCCTTTTATTATTTTCCTCCGTTCCACCAAAATACTTGTTTTCTCTCTTATAAAATATTATACTTCGCAAAAAAAGGAGTGGTATGAATTTACCTAATAGTCCTATTCGAAAAATATCTCAATGTTCAAAATGTGGTAAGGTATCTCTTAAATTTTATAATCCTCAGTTCAACACAGTATTTAAAAAAGAAGAATGGGAAAGTATTTTAGCAGAAGGTTTACAAGCCCTAAGAAAAATTCTAGGGCCTGTCACAGAAGATCCAAAGTTTTTTACTGATCAACTTTAAAAAAAACAGTTGCTTCTTCCAAAAGTCTTTCTAATTGCATGGGCTTAGAAAGTTTTGATTTTCTACAAAGTTTCTCGAGCAGTTTTCTGGTCTTCACTGTAATCATTTGATTGTAATGTGTTTGTTTTTTCTTTTTCATTTTCATTCTCCTTTAAATTAAAACATTTTAAACAGTAATGGTTTATTCCTTTATCTGTTTGAATCATCACTTGATGATGATATTTTTTATAACAATTAGTGCAGTGTGAAAAAGTTTTATAAGGGTTCATTTTTTTAATTGACCTTCTCTTTTCCAATGATCTTCTCCTTTAACAGATTGTTTACGATCATCAGCTAACCATCCGATAACTCCATAATATTGTGAGTTATTAATATGCATCCAAATTAATGTTGGTTTTGGTTTTTTAAAATAATTAAAAAATTTTTTAATCATGCTCTCCCTTTCTTGGTTCTTCACTCATTAAACTATTTATTCTCCACTCTTCATGTTCATGCTCTTCATCGGTAACATAAGACACTAATAAGTTTTGAAGTAACGAGCCACGCGATCCGTGTTTCGCTGATATAGATTTAATACAATCTTTAAATTTAATATCACCAGGCTCTTTTATTTCTTTTGGCTGTATAATATTCTTTAAAAATTCAAACATTTTCTTCCTTTCTTTAATATAGTATTTTACTACATTATATTACTAAACATGTCAAATATGGCTGTTTTCTGGGCTATTTCCACTCCTTATTTTCCTCATAATTTAATTCTTCATCATATTTAATCTTATTGAAATGT